GCGGTTCATATTTATTAACTGATATTGTATGTCATTGCCTCCTGCAAATAGATACCCCTCAAACCTGTGCAGCCATAACGACAAATCAACAAACGGAGTAGCAGACAAGAATGAACCTGTAAACGTGATTCCGTATTTTGCTTCCATCGCATCAAGGATAGCCGTTACCTTTAGCGCAGGCTTTAACTCGTAGTAGTGTATGCCGTGTTGCTCGTTAGCATTGTGGAAGGCGATATTGGTATCATCGTGGTTAGCGGAGGCAGAGTCATAAATCCAATTCTTTACAGGACTGCAAAGCGGATAAAACAACGGAGCATAGATGTCAGTAGTCAGCCTGTCAAATACCGCTTCATCGGTGTACTCGTGGTCGTAGTCGCTGAAGTCAAGGTCGTACAAATAGTCCTCGCCAAACAAATCAGTAAGCGTTACCACATCCCCATAGAAGGTCAAGGTATAGGCATAAGGCTCTGTGCCTTTCAACTGCACATTCTCCATCTCTACGACACCAGTACGGAATGGCAAGGAGTTTATCTCGATTCTTGCTGCTACCCTAAACCTGCCATCAAACCCACCCGTTATATCGGTTCGGTAGTAATGGCTGAAGATAGCATTGTTTGTTGTACTCGCAGGAACGGTGAATCCCTGCGTGAAGTCCGTAAACACTTTTGAGATGTCCTGCACGTTCTGCACCGAGAGGTTGATGCTTATCTCCTCATCTTGAAATATATCAAGACGTTGATTGTTGATGTAAATATCAACCTTGTTCATCGTACAAGCATCCTTTGGTCAAAGGCATAGGTGAAGCTCATCGTGTAGTTGATGGTCTTGTCATTGATAGACTTCTGGTAGTCCACGCTGCCACGATTGGGAACCACCGCTATCCATTGCCCATCTTCGTAGATAGCGACCTTCTCGCTCATCAGAATCTCCTCTACCACCTCGCCATAGGATTCATCTACAAAGCCTGTGTTTAGCGTTAGCGTATTGCGTGAGTTAATGTTAAAGGACTGATACTTGCCTGTTGCGTAGTTGACATCGGTATAGCCATCAGCATAGATGCTCTTTTGATATTGGTCTTGCGTAAAGCTACCCTGCTCCGTTGACTTCTTAAAGAACGTGATGTAGTCGCTCATCCCAAACTTGTTAACGAACTGAATTTGATACGGGTCGTACTTCGGTTCGCATATAACTTCAAAGTCTACTGCGGTCTTGTCATCAACCTCACCCAATGCCTCAAGTGCTTCGCATAGGCAGTCAAGGCCTTCTACCACTCCTCCATCGGTCTTCACCCTGTCGTTGTAGGCAATGCCTTCGCTATTGACAAGCAGGTTGATTGTGTAATTGTCTGTTGGTGTGATTCCTAAAAATGCCGCTACGTTAGAAACTCCAGAGGGAATGTAGATAACCATCTGCGTAGAGGTGAGCGTAGTGTTTGCCCATCCCAATTCATCCTTCAAAGAGAACCAGTATTCTGCGCCTCCTATCTCAATACTAAAGCCATTGACTCCGCTTGTGGTATTGTATGATACTGGCAGCGATTGGTAGTTACCTGCAAGCACCTGCATTGGGCGGTTGGTGAATAGGTTGGGCTGCGTTACGCCTGTATTCTGCTGCTCACCCAACGACTTGTACCCCTCTAAAACAAAGAAGTAATTTGTTCCTGCGATTGCACTTTCGGGTGCGCTGCCGTTGTTAGAGTATGAGAAGCTGCCTGTCCTGCGTACCCATAACGCCTCACCCGTTTCTGATGCGCTTGGTGCGGTGATAAATGCTTTACCAAATGGGTGCAAGAAACGCTCACGCACCAAGTCCGCAATCTCGTAGTTTATGACATTGTTTATTGCATACGACTTTGATAGGTTGTAGGTCGTTTGTCCTGTTACGGGAGTTTGCGCTCCTGTGTAGATTGATATTGCAACATCAAAAGAATATAGCGCATCGTTGGGCAGGGTGTTGTTCTTGCCCGTGACAAATAAAGGGCTACGAGCTTGCGCTATGCTTGCAGGTAGTACTGATACTGGTGTACTCATAGTTTTATATTTAAGTCCTTACGGGTAAATGCTTGCAGGTCATCTTTGCCTAATTGGAACGACTGAATAAGCTCTGGCGGTAGCTTGGCAAACCCAAGCCTAAAGGGTGTGCTAAAGAACTTTGTCGCAGGGATGCCCTGCCGATATACCGACTCACGGACTGCAAAAGGATTTAGCCCCTTGCTCTCTGCCCACCGCTTGAAGTGCTTTGCTGATGGCTTCTTGCCCTCCTTGTAACTGTATGGGCTATCGGGTGCTTTCTGCTTCCATATCTTGCCCTTGTTGTTTCGCCTGTTGAATGGGCTTGTGGACTTTCTCGTGCCTCCTGCGCCCTTTACTCCCTTGTCTTGGAAGTCACCATAGTCCTCCATATCAAAAGACAAAGAGAACGAGTTCTCGCCTACAAATAGTTTATACTGCAAAGAGTTGTAAAGGGTCTTGTCAAAGTTGTGCTTTCCTTTGGTGAGGTTAGTCCTCGCCTGCTGAATTACAAACTTTGCAAACTTGGTAAGCACCGCTTCCAACAATTCCTTCCGTGCCATTTTAGCAGACGCTTATCTCGGTGTTTGCAAGCAGCACATCAAAAGTTGCAGTCCATCCTGCAAGCAGGTTCTCAAACCTCTCGCTAAAGGGAACGCATGAAGCAGTACCATCCAACTGATAAAGGTCGGTGTACAGAGTACCCCTGCGCAGTTCTGTCACCACATCGTTGATGACCGCAAGCTGCGTGTTCAAGATATTCTGCTCGTTGCTCGTGCCGTAGAACGGCTCTGCCTGCAAGCGTGGGTTCTCTTTGGTCTCATCCACCAAGTCCATGCAAACGATGCTTACATTCATCCGTACTATTTGTCCCTCGAATGTTGCTTGGTTTATTATGATGTGACTCAAAGGGAAGATGGTCTGCTTGTTTAGGTCTATGTCAAAAATATCCCCTGTCGTTACCACGTTGACTTGGCTATTGGCCTCAAGCGTGTCTTTTAGCTTGGTGGTGATGTCGTAGAACTGTCTCATTTTTTTATCTTATCTAATTGTTTGCGTTCAACGTCTATGCGCTCTTTTTCAAAAACGAGAAAGGTAAGGGCTTCGTGAACGCCAAGCCTTCCGACTCGTTCAAATCTTGTAACATCTCCTTGAGCAAGCTGATGGAAGGAAGAATACCATCCCCACTTTCTACCGAATTGGGACTCTGCGGAGTACTCGTTTTCTCCTTCTCCAAAGAGGTCAGGGTAGCGAGCAGTAGTTCGTTTCCTAAACGCCAAAAAAAAACCGATGCTCCCATCACAACATCCATTGGCGCATCCTTCATTGATGCGGAGTACTTGGATGCTGATTCGTATGGCTCAATAGCATACCGCTTGCCTATGCGCTCGGTGATGGGTCGGTAGAGGACTGCCATAGTTTTGTGCAGCTCTTGTATGTCACCCATATAATTATCCAAATCCACATACTCACCGAAGGTGATGTCCTCAAGGTTAGGGATGAACCCGTAGGTTTCACCGACCATCGTGAACTCTGTCTTTAGGTTTGGCTTCTCGCTGAACATCGTATTGATGTGGCGCATCACATTGGCTACGCTTGCGAACTTTACGTTGGGCAGTTCTGCCAGAGGCACTCCGCAGAATATCTCAAGCATCTTGTGGGTCAAGAACTCCTCATCGCCCTCAAGCCTCGCAAAGCGTTGGTATTGGTCAAGCGTTATCTCCGACAGGGAGGTGGGTACAATTACCTTTAGTTCCATTGTATTAAAATAACCTTTTAGTTTTAGCGTATGGCATACCTGCCAAAGTTAGGTCTGCTCAACTTGTTATACGTTGCATAGCGCAGCGCATCTATGGCGTGATTGAATGCATCGATGGGTTTGTTGAGCAGGTTGCCGTTCTTGTCCTCTACCCATTTGTAGTTTTGCAATTCTTTGATTAGGTTGCTGCTTCGTGGGGTTACAAATAGCTTGTGCCGCTTCAGCACGTCAATACCCACTATGACGCTATCTGCGCCCTTCTGCGTGGGTTTCACGTTCCATCCCATACGATGCAGCTCCTCAATAGATTTGGGTTCAGCAGAGTCAGCAAATACCTCCGTGCGTCTATCAAGGCCAAGTGAGGCAAGTACGTTGCTGATATCGGGGTTGGTCATACCCGTGCGGTAAATCAACTCATCCACATACAGATTGTCCCCCGACTTATAGACCGCCACAAGTGCGGTTGGGTCGTTGGTGTACCCGAAGTCCATCCCGTGACATAGGAGCGTGGCATCCGTTGGTATCTCGGCCTGCCCATATTGGAAGATGGTAGCTCTGCTCATCCCACGTTCTCCGAGTCCGTAGATTCTCCAATAGTCATTGTCCGTATGTTGCAGCCTCTCTATCTCCTCCACGATTGAAGCATCCAAGAACGGATTGTCAAGGTAGGTTGACTGGATGTAGGTGACATCATCCCTCGTTAGCAGCTTATCGTAAATCCAATGGAACGCATCAGAGGGGTTGTAGTCAACCCATATCTTGCCTGTTGTTCTTATTAATAATTGAAAAAAATCCTCAAAACTCAATTCATTTGTTTCATTGCAAAAAAGGTAGTCACGTCTTGCTCCTCGTTTCTTTTGAGGTTGGTCAAGGCTGATGAATTCAAAGAGGTTGCCATTGAGCGTGTAGGTGTAGTCGCTCTTATTATGCCGTGCCTCATCATAGAGACCGTTGGCATTTAGAATCTCAAAGAAGTCACGATAGGCCGTCATCTTGAGAGACGGCAGCGACTTGCGCACGATGGAGTACACCTTGCCTTTCTCCTCCATCGCCATCACGATGAGCATCTGCAAAATGGAGTAGGTCTTACCAGAACGGCTACCGCCTTGATTGACTACTATCCGAGTTTTAGCGTTGTAGTTCTTCTCAAAGAGTTCGCTACTCTTTAGGTTTAGTTCGGACAATCTCTACCTTGATTTTCGTTAGCTCATCCGATACCTCATGCGAATTCTCCACCCTTGCGAGTTTGGGAGTCGTGTACTCCGCCATCTTGTTCAAGAGGTCAAGTGCGCCCTTTGGGTCATCAGCAGCAACTTGGGTGAGCCATAGGGTCATATTCTCAAGGTTGGCTTCGATAAGGGTTTGGAATGCCTCTCGTATTTTGTTGGTGGTCTTGTTTGGTGTTCCGCTTGGCCTTCCTGTGTTGCCTGCTATGAACCTGCCTTTGTCATCTTTCATATCCGTTCAGTTCCGTTATTTTCGGTTTGTATCTAAATAACCCTTTTTGCGAGGTGGTGATTGTGTGTTGCTTTAAGTCGCTCCTTAAATTCTTTAATATCCCCGTATGCAACGTGGCAAGGTCGGCATAGTGCCATCAGGTTTTCTATGGTATCAGCAATTTTGCTTCCACCCATTCCACGAGATTCTATGTGGTGGATGTCTACGGCTTGGCCTTGACATACCTCGCAGGGGATGAAGTCAGTTGTGGAGTAGCCCATCCCTTTGAGGTAGACCTTTGTGTGGTTCTTCACCTTTGGTAAATCCAACAGTCATCTATGAACGTAGCACGGGGCAGCAGTTCATCTACCGCTTGGATTACACCCTTCCAATGTTCGTGGTAGTCATCTCCTGCGATGAAGCCTCCCTTCTTTACTTTAGGTAGCCATAGCTTGATATCCTCCTTTACGGCCTCATAGGTATGGTCAAGGTCTATGAATACCACGTCAAGGGATTCGTTCAGAAACATTTTTGCAGCTACTTTGGATGTTCCTTTGATTACATTGTATTTACGGTCTCCCATATTCTCCAAGAATAGCTCGTAGATGTCGTTGGTCTTGGCGAGCTTGTAGTAGGAGTCTATGTACTCTGTCGTTCCTTTGAAGGAATCTATGATTGTGATTTCTTGGGATGTTGCTTTGTCGCATAGGTAGGCTGATGACTTACCGAGCCACGCACCCAGTTCAACGAATGTGCCGTCTTCTGGCATATTGGCAAGAAGGTAGTCGTATGCTGCTTGGTGGTTAAACCACCCGTCTATTTGTTTGCTCGTTTTCATTTTAGGGCGTTATAATAGCAAAGGTACTGCTCTACGCAGATAAGTGTTCCTTGCTCGGATGCTGCTTGTGCAAAGATGCCATCTGCCTCGTAGGTCATCTCAAAGCGTAGGTTGGGCAGGTCGTATGGCTTAAACATATAGCAGGCGGTATCTATGTTGCCGACTTGTGGTTGGTCGGTAGGGCGTAGCCTACCTATTTGCCCCCACGTTACGATAGAACAGTCCAAAGCGTTTAGGTTGTTCCACTCCTCAAGGAACTTTGGGTGCAAGATGTTGTCATCATCTAAATAGTAAACCCAATCCTCTTTGGTAAAGGAGTCAGCATACAAGTCAAGGAACTCATTGCGGAGGGGGTGGCCTGCGTTACCTGTGCGTGTGGAGTAGTGGGTGACTGATGCGCTTGTTGCTCCCTTGTAGTTGGTAGAGGCATCCATCATCACAACCCACGTTGCGTACGCAGGGATGTGTTGTTTTAGCCTTACAAGGTTGTGAGGGCGTGAGCAGGGCGTGACTATGTAAAGCATCGTAGTTCGTTTATTTTGTCCATCGTGAAGTCTTGCACAAACTCGTATAACGATTCCGTTAGGTCAGCCACTTGGTTAGGGTTTTCTTTTAGCCTCTTGATTGCTCCTGCCCATTCGCTTGGGTGCTTGATGGCAATGCAATTATTCTTTGTGATATAAGGTGAATAGGGTTGCGTGTTGCTCACTATCATAGCACACTTGCTGAACCCTGCCTCAAGCATCTTTAGGTGCGACTTGCACTTGGCAAACTCGGATGTCGTAAGCGGCACGAGGCTCACATCAAAGAACTCGTAGAGCTTGTGGTAGTGTGTTGGTGGCATAGTGGGCAGCCTATGGCTTGCCTTCATAATGTCTGGGTAACCATCTACCTCTGCCACATACCCTTGATAGCCCTCAAGGTTGATTGTGGACTCCTTTACGTCTAATGCATGGTGGTTGCCTCCGATATACCCGAAGCGTACTTCTTCGCTTGGTTCTCTCTCTACCTGCCACGTTGCTACGCTGATGGCGTTTGGTATGATTCGGATGTTGGTGTTGTATTTCTTGACCTTTGAGGCAAGGTGCTTGTTGGTCACCCATACCTCATCAGCCGCTTTCATAGAGCGTACGATGCGAGTTCTCATCTGCTCAACGTAAAGACCTTGCAAGGGATGCGTGGGGGGCAGCACCCACCAGTCATCGTTATCAACGATTAGTTTGATGCCTTCCTTGCGGCAGAGTTTCACGAAGTCATCAAACGGCTCAACAGGGAATGCACGACTTGCAAAGATGTGAGTAACCTTTGGCCACATCTCGGGGTCTATGTCCGTTATCTTCTCAATGAAAAAGACATCTACATCCTTGTGGCAAATCAAGGGTGCAAATGTCCTGTGGTGCGATACACCCGAATTCTGCTTGTGGAAGGCAAGCACAAAGGGTCTAATCATAAATTAGCCTCTTGGTCTTTGAACCATTGCGCCATCGCTTTGCGGTCTAAATACTTTACCCACATCCGAGCAGCTACTGCTCTGCGTTGGGGCTTGAAGGGGTAGGTGCTACGGAGCCTTGCCATTGCTATCCTCATAAATTGCTCTCTCATAGCGATAAGT